ATGGAATGTACAGAAACATCGGTAAAAACAAGTATCTGTTGTCTTGTTTCAAGAGCCGTGACTATTTCACTACCTGAACCTACTCTTAATCCTCCTGCCGTGTTAGTTGCAGAAGATTCCCATACTTTAGGGTTTTCTTGGTCACTAAAACGAATTAATAAAGGGTCTTGAGTACCAATCGATGCCTCTGGATCACAGCCAAATGCAATAACATGACGGTCTACATCTGAAACAAGCACTTTCTTTGCTACGGTAGGTGTTTTAGCATCTGCACCTGATCTAGAAGAAAGTTTTTCTGCTCTGGCACTTTTGCCTCCTGATTTATCCCAATAAAAAATATCACCGTTTTTTACATTTATTATTAAATCTTCTCCAAAATTATCATGTGTCCACAATCTTAATTGAGAACTGGATGCCGCAATACTTGATTCAGAACCCCACGTTCCTCTACCCCACGTTCCTGCACCCCATCCTGTTCCGCCAACCGTGGTATCTAAACCAGAGTTAATTTGAAATGCCGCTACAACACTACCTCCACCATTTCCTGAATCAGAACTGTTTGCAAAAACATAAGAAGGTGTAATAACACCACTCACCGTAATACTACTAATAGTGGTGCTCGCCGCTCTAAGTTCAATGTAAAAAACATTAGTGCTTTCAATATGAGTTATTTCGTATTCTTGATTTAAAACATCGGCTACCGCATTACCTCCTAAAGAAGAGGCTCCACTAATGGTAACAAAATCATTAACTAAAGCTCCATGCGAGTTAGAAGTTACTTGAACCGTAGCACAATTTACCGCCGCAGAAGAACTATGTGTCGCCGCAGTTGTGCCTCCTACACCTCTTACACAACCCGTAAGTGTGTTACTTGAAATAGCTGAATAAGTAATAATTTCACTATCTATTTGAATTCTCCCGTTATCAGGAAATCCGCTTGCACTAGATAAAGTTATTTCAACATCATCTGCGGTAATACCCGAAGCAATAGTGTTAGCAGATGCCGAAAAGGTACTTGTTCCTGATGATGCCGTAGCTCTAACGGGGGTTATATCATAAAAACTTCCGCCCTCATCTACATAATATTTTAAATTAGAACCTAATCCGTAATACTTAGTTCCATCTAAAGCTACAAACGCATGAATTGCACGAACCGTTCCTAAAAAACTACTAGCTGAGTTTTTACTCCAACCGCCTATTTTTTCAGGAACTCCTGCTTTAAATCTAATTTTATCTGAATCAAACCACCCTCCCTCGTTAGTATAAGAAGTGGTTTCTCTATTTACCCCTGCTTTAAATTGTAACTTTGTTAAAGTCATAGTTTAATCTCTAAAA